AATTCTATTTGCGATAAGTGTTAATCTATTTCTTGCGATATCAAAAGTAAATTCATTTTCATAAATTGAACTTTTTGAAACATCTGCACCAATATGCATATCACTTAAATATACAATAAGAGCTCTGCTACTTGTTTTAGTAGGTTTTCTTACTTCTAATTTAATATCTAATTTTAATTCAGATAAAAAATCTTTAAAGTTTGCAATTTCTTGTTTAAGATTAAAATACTTACCAGTCATTTCTTTAAGCTTATTTTCAGTAAGTCTTGTACGATCTTGTTCTAGTTTTCTTAAAAAATCATTTTCTTTATTTTGAAGAGTCAATGTTATTAATTCATCAATAGGTTTTTCCTCCATAACATGAGGAGCTACTGGAGATACAGCTTTTGTAATTCCAAATGCTCTCAGTATTCTTTTGAAATCTTGAAAAGTATAATTTGGAAAATATCGAGAAACTGTACGTTGTGACAAATTAGATCCTTCAGAAGAATAAAGTCTATACATCAAATCAACTTCTTCTCTAGACATGGTACCTTGTAATGGTTCTTTATCTCTTATGAATATTTTAAATTCATACGAAGTAATTTTACCAACAAGTTTACCATATACTTCAACTGTTTTATCTTCTCCACGAATTGTTTTAATTATAGATCTTTTATCAAATGATTCATCTATAGACTCAGCTTTAATTGTTGTTTTACTCATTTTTATTTGTTATAAGCTATTACGCTGTTAGTTAGAATGAAATAAAAAAGGTCAACAAACTAATGTTAAATTAATCTGTTGACCTTTAAAATTTTAACGTCTGTTATTGACGGCAATAAGATTCTGTAAGCAGGCGCTTTGCGTCGCCACTATTTGTTACTCTTGTACGAAGAATAAGAATTTACCTAATTTGGCAGATTTAGAAGGTGTATATTGACCGTAGCCAGCATATTTTTGTCCTTCAGTTACTTCCTTAACGATTTCAATAACGTAATCTTTTTTATTGATTTCGATTAAATCTTTCATGATTTTTAGTGCAGTTTCTTTTTTGTCAGCACGAGCTTCAACAGCTCCAACTGAAATAACTTTCACATTAGGTATTTCTACTTCTTTTAACTTAGTAGCTTTTTCGCCAGTTTTTTCACCAGCTTCGTCAAGTATATCATATTCTACTTCGATCATCTCTCTGTGGAATGGTACTTGTACGTCTACTTCTTTTGTTTCACCAGTTTCTTTATCAGTGATAACTTTCTTTTCAGTTACATATTTAACTGTCAATTCAGCTTCTTTGATTTGATAAACTGTAATTGCTTTACGTTTTCCAATAGTTGTTTCATTAATCACACTATAAGGACGTAAGCGAGTGTCGTCCGATGCATTTTCTACAACGATATAAGCTCCAACAAGTTTATTTCTTTTTACATAATCTGCCACGAAAGCGTTAAGTGTTTTTGTGTTCAAAGGTGAACCTGCTTTCTTCCATGCTTGAGTTGCGTTTTTCAACATCTCTAACTGTATATCTAATCCTGTTGCTTCTAAAGCTTTTTCTTTGTTGTAGCCTTGTGCTTCTACTGTTCTCATTTTCATTACATTTAAAAAATTTTTTAATTATCATCTGTTAGTAAATCATCTGTTTTAATTATAGTACAAAGGTACGACTTTTATTTGAATAAAAATCCCTCGATACTGTTAAAATTTGTTAAACGCCCAATTTAATTTTGTTTAATGGAGAATTAAGATAATTTTTCTTCTCTTTTGGAGTTCTAACTTTGGTTATGGCATCTTCAATGACATAATCTAATAAATAGATACAAATATATAACTCCTTTAAATCCGCTAAAGAACATTCATCAGATCTCTCTACTAATAGTTCTAAATCTTTTTCTGGAACATTTTTATGTTGAAAGTATTCTCTTCTTGTTTGTTCATTAGGTAGAGGAATTTCAATTTTTAAATCAATTCTACTTGGTCTTAAAAATGTATCAGGAATCATTTCAGTATTGTTAGTTGTTGCAATAATAACATGATGATCTAGATGTGTTTTACCATCTAAAAAATCTAAAAGTTCTATTTCAACTTCATCATACTGATCTATATCTTCTAAAATAGTAATAATTGGTGTATCTGGCTGAATTTTTCTAAACCCAGTTCTTACAAAATCAATATAATTATCAAGATTTCTATAACCAGAAACTTTAAATACAACTCCACCCATTTTCATAATCTCATTTGATAAGATAGAAATGATAGAACTTTTACCTGTTCCTGGAAAACCTTCTAATAAGATTCCTCTTTTGTGTATTAGTTTATTTTTTTTATATAAATCAGCTTTACTCCAAAATAATTTAATTTCTTCTAATAAATCTATTGTTATAGAATCTGAGAAGACAAATAATTCATCTGATTTAATGTCAATTTTTTTACAAAATAAACCTTGTTCACGACTAAAATCAATTACATAAACGCCAGGCTCAAGAGCTTTTTGTAAAGTAATGTCAGTAGACGCTCTAATCATATCTTTTTCTTTTACCCAAACAGACATTGTTGTTTTTTGAGATTCTTCATCTGAAGTTATTTCAATTGGATTTTCTAAAATAAAAATTTGTTCGTTTAAAAAGGAAGCCATGTATCAAGTATTTCTTTAATTTTGTTAATAATTTCTTGTGAAGTTTTCATCCCACAAGCGTCAATTTTTTTACACCCATAAGACATATCTTCAATTATTATAGACAAAGATTCAAGAAATTGATAAAATCCTGAATTATCTTTTATTTGTCCTGTAATAGACATAAGTAGTTTTAAAGGTGTCATAGTTGCATCTTTTTCTTTCATCATTTTATTAGCTAAAGCAACAAGAGAAATTAATACTAGCTTATCATTCATATTATCTGAGTTAAATTTACCCAAAGAGAATATTTTATTATAAGCACTTAATTTATCTGTATACTCTAATACTTCAAATCCAATAACTAAAGATTGTACTGCGTGTTTATTCATTTGCAACAAGTATTAATAATTTCTTAAATTCGTCAAGACCTTTCTTAATTTGTTTACCATCCACAGAATATATTTTTGTTTGATAATTAGGAATAGTTTCAACAACTACCATATTAGCTTTATACTTGTAATTAATACCGATATGTTTATAATAACAGGCTAATAACCAAAAATACATACCCATTTGTCTATAATAATGATATTTTTGAAATGAACCATCATACCATACTTTATTATCATCTGGTTGTTTAACCCAATTACCCATGAAATATTTTACTGGTTTTCCAGTAGTTTTTAAATCATTAAGAGTTAATTCTTGAGTTTCATGATTAACTGTAAAGTTATCAAGTTTAGATTTTAACTTTAATCTAACTATTTTTCCATCATCTAATGTTACATTAACTTCTGCAAAGATCGCATATTCATTAAATACTTCTGCATTTTCAAGTAATCCTTTAGGATAAAGCAATGCTTCAACTTTTGGATTTTCTGAAATGCCGAGCATACACTGAGTATACTTTTCAAACATAGGTGTAGATAAATATATTTGTTCTTTATCAATTCCTTTTTTAAGAAGTTGTTCGTATTCTTTTCGATCTTTCCAATAAGGTTCACAAGCATTTAATGCTGTTTCAATTCTTTTATCAGTCATTTTACCAGCATAATAATCTGCATCAATAGATATTTTATCAATAGTTTCCTTTGATATAGTTCCATTAACAACAAAAGGAAATGCTTTAGTAGCAAATAACCCTAATTTACCAGTAGGTTTACGAATAGGTGCGATGTGATATTCATCAGGTTGTAACACCATAGCATGAACACTAGACCCTAATTCAAAAGATTCATTATAATCACCAGAATATCCAGCCTTATATTTTTCTAATGAACCACCTTCACTTGGATCTATTAAACCTAGTTTAGAGTTGGAGACATAATCTCCATACTCTTTACTAAAGTATCGTTCGTCAGTTAATTTAACTAACTTAATTGATTCGGGAATGATTTCTATTGTTTCATTCATTTATTTAATTCATTTATTATTTCTTGTTCACTCATTAAATAATTAATTTTTATTAAAATAACTTTATCCTTATGTAATTCACAAAATTCTTCTAATATTTGATCTCTATGTTGTTGTTTTCAAATGTGATTCAGGTGTCTATTTAAATTCTCCGTGAATTGGACAAATAATAATTATTGGTTCTTTACTTTTATAATAATTAGTTAATGAATAATCGTAAAATGTTCCATGAATTTGTAATGCCTTACAAACTCATTCCTTTGTTGTTAATTTTCTCATAGTTTATTTTCTCAATTTCCGCCATAAAAGTAATATATTTGAAATATCTAAAGTATAAATTCGATACGGAGTTTTAATATGTTGATTGTGAGGAGCGTCCATTAATAAACAAAATATTCCGTTTTTGTTACATTCTTTAAAAGTTACATATTTATCATCAACAAATACATCACAATTAAGTTCTTTAAGAATTTCAATTTTACTTTTCCCCCATGCTACCTGATGAACATTACTACGTCCAGGAATTTTATATTTTTGTAAAGATTCAATAGTCCATTTTTTAGAAATACCTCTAGCACTTACAAAACCTGCAGGAATAAAGTTAGGTCTATTCTTAAGAGTTAAGTTCATCCAGAATTCTTTTTCTTCAGATAGAATTTTAAGTCTATCTTTCATTATTTTAGCTGTACTCCATCGTTTAGGAACACTGCAATTAAAACGTTTTGCATAATCTTTATGCCAATCAAATATTACGTCATCAATATCTAAATATATATTCATATTTTTTTTATTTTTTAAATTATCTACTATGTATTTTTTTGAGATTCTACTCCTTCATTATAACCTTCATTATAACCTTCAGAATAAGAACGATTAATTATAAAACTTAGAATTTCTTCCATAGTAGTATCATAATTAAAAGTTTTATCAAAAGTTTTATTTATTTCTTTTACAAATTCTGCAAACATTGGTTGTAATTCCATTATTCCTTTTGATTTTTTAATAATTCATAAAAAAATGATTTAGGTATAATTGCATACTCACCATGTGAAGTGATATTTGTATTTCCTTCTTTCTTTTCTTGAATATTCCATAAGATACACAAAGGTTTATCTTTGAGACCAACTTCAGCATTAATTTTTTTAACGCTTGGTGTAGTTTGTGTTTTCTTAGTTTGAATATAACAAGGAATGACATTATCAGGATCTGAAATATCTATTTTCATATCATCTAATTTTTTAGATTCACTTCTTGCTGTGCATATATTTTCATTACCAGTTAACTCTTTTAATTCATTTACAATTTGTCTTTCATATGTTGATCCTTTTGTTTTAGAATAAGCAGCACTTCTAGCTTTTTTTGGTTTTACAATCTCTTCTACTAACTCTGTAGATTCTTCTTTCTTTTGTTTAGCCATTCGTCTATTAGATTAAATGTTTTAAATGTACCATATTTTTTAACATAGTCCGTAAAATCTTTTACTTTAGGAACTAACAATACTTTTAAACTTTTAAACTTCTTACGAAACTTATTAGCTGATTTTACTCCTGGTAAATCTCTGTCATATAAAATATATATTTCATTAAATTTACTTTCAAGTTTTTCATATTGTGCTTCTGTTAAAAATAAATTCTCACTATTTGGAGCAATTGCAGTAATACCAAATTCATATAAAGACATTACATCTTTAAGTGATTTAGTTACTACAATAAATTCTCCTGATTTAGGTAACTGTTTAGCACCTTGAATCATAGTGGAACTCCAATTACTAAGAAATCTATAATTTCTTTTTGTTGGAAAATATATTCGCCATAGTTCATCTCCATCTGAATTTTCTCCACCGTAATAACCATAAATTGGTGTACTTTCGGTAGAGGAAGTAAAATAGACACCATTTAAAAAAACAGATTTTATAGAAAATACTTTAAACTTTTTAAGAGTTATTAAACTAATACCAAAATTATCCCACCATATTAATTCCTTTTCAGAAAATTCTTTAATTTCAACTTCAATTTTAGCTTTCTCTGTTTGCTTTAATTCATACCCAGTATAATCCATTTTTGGTGGATTTTTAGGTATTTTTTCAGTATCTATATATCCAAAATCATTAGCTATTATTCGCAAAGCTTTATAATAACTACATTGAAAAATATATTCTACACATCCTATAAAATCAAAATTTGGTCCAGCAAAATCCTTATATTGTAGATTACCTTTTTTGTCTTTATAAAAAGACGCAGTTGGAGTTTTATCTACTCTAATGATTGCTGGACTACAGAATAATCCTTTTTTGACAGGAACTCCCAAGTAATGTTCAAAGAACGTTTCTTGGGAGTATTTTGATAGTAAAAGTTCTTTTGTTATCTTTGGAGCTACGTCTAATGCATACATATTTATTAATTTTAAGCTTACAAAGATACAAAATTATTTTTATAAAATTGGCATATCGAATTGAATATTCACTCCACCTTCTTCAGAACTTTGTGAAGTTCCAGTTAATGCTGGTGCAGAATATGTTTTTGCAGCTGTTGGTTTAGCATTAGCTTCATTTTCAATTCTAGTTTTTTCATAAGCTGTAAAAGCTAATTTATTACCAATAAAGTTATTTTTAACATATGCTTTACCTTCTTTTGTTAATCCTGCAAAGAAACCAGGAAATTGAGCTTCACCTTTAGTATTTCTCAATAATTTAATTTGAGTACTTACTCCTTTTCCTGCATCTAGTATTTGCATTACTAATTTTCTTAAACCATCCCAATCAGATGCACCTAAGTTAACAGTATTATCATCAATTTGTTTTGCTACTTTTGGATTAATTGTATCAATAGCATGTTTAAATAACAACATAGTATTTTCAACTCCAGAAGTTTGTGCAATTTTCTTTTCCTCACCTGTAGATTTATCGGTGTACTTAGTTTCTGTACGAACGAAATCTTCTGGTCTTGGTTCAAAAATTGTGTGTTCATGAGCACCTAGCTCACTAGTAAATTTTAATTTCAGTACTTTATATACTGCATTTGCGTCTTTAACGCCTTTGATGTCTTGGCTCTCACAGCCCTCAAATGTTACATCATAAATATCATTTCCTACTAATCTTGGTTTTACGCTACTTTGTGAAGCGCCTGCTGTTGTTCCGAATGAAAAACTCATAATTTCTATAAATTACTTAAAGTTTGTATTTTAATTCATCTATTTCTGTAATTTCATCTGTATCAACTAATAATTCAGGCTCAGTTTCCTCTGCTTGTTCTATTATTTCTTCTAATGTTAAAGATTCTTCAACTGTTCCACCTGTAGTAGATACTAGTTTCCAAAGTCCTTCGACTTCTTCAAACGGAACAATTGTAAATTCTGTGCCACGTTCTGCTAGAACGGTGTTAGCTTTTCCTTTACATACTACCGTATTTGTTTTAGTTACTTTATTACCAGCTTCATCATCCTTACGGATAGTAGGAACCATTAATTTAGCTTTACCTTCTTTTTTCCATTCAAGAACAACTCTATCTTCATACTCTAATTCAAGATCAGCGATAGCTTTATTATTAAATATTAATTTATTTGGGTCTAAAGTAATTATAGCTTCACCAGCTAATTCCTCAATCACATCTGTTACTTTTTTTGTAGTTCTTGCTTTCTTTTCAGCACTACCAATAGTTTTAATATTCGTAACTTCTTCAGTCTCCGTATTAAAATCAAATGTTATAGATATTTGTTTAATCATTTCCGTTATATTCGTCTATCTTATCAAAGACATATTGTAAATCATTATCTATGTGTAACGTATCAAAACATCCCATAGGTGTTTTTGCTGTAGTTGTTCCATCAGAGTTTGTAATGAACTTATATTCAATAACACCATCATCATTTTTTACTTTAGCTGTAAACAACACATAAGTAAATAATCCTTCTACAGTAATCATATTATCGATCATTTTCGTTTTGATATAAATTTTTCTTGTTAAGGAATTACCTTACCTTTATATCCTTACAGTTTCCTGCAAGTCTAGACTATATCTTCATCTTTATATTTCCACACATATCCTGCAGATTTTTTAAATTTACCTTGACAACATCTCATTAGAGATGACCTATCAACTTTATAAAAATCTGCGGCTGTTGCTATAGAATTCCATTCTTGTATAAATACCATAGTTAAAGTATATTGATTAACAGGTCTCCCTTGTTTTTCAATTACTGTTTTTCTGATATTTTCAATATGTTCATCTGTCTTTATTTTACCTAAATGACTTTCTGATATTTGTTTTCTAACATCATCTGGTCTAGGTAAAAATAAAATTGAAATTTAGACATCCCCGTTTCAAAGAAAGAATAATTACTTCTTTCCCTTACTCTACACTCGTAGATAGTCGTTACACGCGCCCATAGGCTAAAATTTCCTATTGCTTGGCTCGGTATTCCCATCGTCATTATACGTTAAGGGTTCACCGAATTAGGGGTATTAGGGGCAAAATTACTTACCCAACGTTTTAATCTTATATGATGGATTTAACATGTCTCCCATATTTTCAGAGTGAGCTAATATAAAAACTTTTAAGTCTTCACGAGCACTCATAGATTCTTTCAATACTGAAAAGAAATGTTGTGCCATTTGAGTAAACTTTTCATCAATTGTGTTATTCTGCACCATTCGTGCAACTCTTTATATTTCTATAAAGTTCAGACTATATCTTAATTTTTATTTCTTTTTATTCCTTTTGGAATAGTTAAAGCTTCAATTGGATCCCATTTATGTTTAGATATACGATTATTAACTAATTCAAACTCCATATTATAAAATTCACACCATTGTTTAAGAGTTTTAGACTCTTCTCCAATAGTTATAAGTTTTTTAAATGGGTCTTTTTGAATAGCTTCTTCAAATGATAAACCACTTCTGTAAATTCGTTGGTAAAGAGTAGTATATTTAATACCAAATTCTTTAGCCCAATCTTTTAATACCATTGTTTTACCATCATAGGTAACAATATCATTAAAATCTTCTCTGTTTTTACTTTGTGTAGTTCTATCAGCCCAAATACAATTTTCTTTAGAATAATCTTTGAGATTATCAATTCTTTCTAAAGTAAATCCTTCTGGACAATTACCTAAATCTAAATAGAATGTTTCAAAAGAATTCATCCATTCAGGACAAACCTGAATATTATTCTCTTTATATTTTCCTTTTGTTGCCGATGGTGAATAACATCTAGATTTCATAGATTTCCATTGTGTATATTCCGGCATTTTGCTTTTTCCTTTAATTTTTTCCATATGCTATTTTGTTAAATTATAATTTACAAAGATAGCGAATAATTTTTATAAAAATCCTAACCGTTTCCAAAAAAGTTATTAATAACTTTAATGTACTCTCCTTCATGGAGATAGTCGTTGAACCTTTTTCCAAAATTTAATTTGGAAACTTGGATGCGGATTGACCAATTCTTTTTGATTTTACCATACCTTTCATCATTACTGAAAGCCATCATGTATATTACTATCATAATTTGGTTAAAAAGACTCTAAGGTTATTCCCGCAGTTAGATTAGTTTGGGCATGTTTGTTCACCCTTTTTCTGATGCTCTATCCATTGCTTCAAATGCCATTAAATATTGAGAATCATCAATAATAATTTGTTTGATATGTGGCATAGTTGCACTAACTACCTTTATAACTTGGCCTATCTTCTCGACATTGCTAGTATTATATAAATTACCTTCATATTTTTTTGTTTCAGGATTCATAACTAGAGGTTTATAATTTTTCTTATAATTTCTAATTGGAAGATTTTTTCCTGCAACATTTATAATAAATGTTATTGTTGGGTCTAAATTTCTTAAACTCGTTGATTTACCAGACCCTGATTCACCGACTATCGCACCTAATTCTGCCAAAGCGTATAATTTTTATAATTTATATCAATTAATCTTTGTGTTTCCATATGAATCCTCCTGAAGATTTACTTAAACCATTACAACAATTATTAATTCCAGTTCTACTAAGATTTAATTCTAATGCTGCTTCTGGAGCAGATTTAAATTCTTTTATTAGTTTTCCTTCTTT